GTTAAAACTAACGCCGGAGCAAATGCGCGCGGCTAAAACATTACTGCAGGGGTAGTTATGAAACTTAGTCAAAAGCTAAAGCTTGTGCATGATTCTGGCGATTGCGGTGGATACCTTGAGGGGTTCACTGAAATGGCTGAGGCGCTAGAGAATTCTAAACCCAAAATCAAGATGACCAAGACGCTGCCTTGTGAGGCTGGGTATTATTACTGGGCTAGTGGGTACCCAGGGTCTCCTGTCACAATAATTTTTTGCCATAACGATGGTGACGTGAAGAGTGATAATGGTTATTCGGATGCTGCAGATGTTGGCGGCTACTGGGCAAAGGTAGATGAATCAATGTTTGAATTTGAAGGGGAGTAGGTGGAAATGACCAGATCAGAACGCTATGCGCATATTTTAAAGCTTGAGACTGAGTGCGCTGAGGCAAAATTTAAGGCTGATTTAGCCAAGATTGATAGAGCAAAGCTGTCAAATAGAATTAACTTAGCTGTATCTATGTCAGTTGTATATAGTCAGCTTTGCATAGCGCCCTTGCTTTTACTCGGATGTGATACTAGAGAGGGGTAGGAGTAGTGGGTTTAGACATGGGGTGCTACTGATGCTAAAATCCCCGTATATAACGAATTTATAGCGGGGATTTATGGCAAAATTTAGTTCAGATAATCAGCCTGGAGTTAAAAAAGGGAGGGGTACATCTGAAAGGACTAAGATACTTGAAGCTTTAAAGCGGCAGGGTAAGAAGGAAGAAGATTTCTATGACCTGCTAATAACTCGAGCGCTAGATCCAGAGGATACGTTTGCGCTGAGAGAGGTCCTGGCTAGATTCTCCCCCCTCAAGAAGGCAACCCTTCCAGATGTTGAGTTCGAGTTCAACAAGAGCGGCACACCTACTCAGCAGGTTACACAGATACTTGATGCAATATCCTCTGGCATTATTCCTCCTGATGTTGGATCGCAAATTATATCAGCTGTACGCAATGCGGTAGAGATCGAGATTAATACCGAGATCAAGGCTAGAATTGAAGCTATTGAAGAGGCCTTGAAGGTTTGACCCTACTCGCGAGGCTTGATCGACTTGAACCGCTGGTTATGGCTAGCGCTGGAAAGCTTGAGCCTTCGGTTTATGGGATAATAGATAAGCTTAACGAGGATGGTAGCAATCACTACATACGGCGCTGGAAGGGGACTATTGGTAATATGGTCGCTACGGATGAAGAGCCGAATATTGTGCTAGCTGTAGCGTTCGAGCAATTTATTCTTAAGCACAAGAAGTATAAGTGCGCATTCGGTGGCAGGGCTGGAATGAAGACCACAGCCGTATGCGACATGATGATCGGTGATGTAAATTCGTGCGGTTCAAAGGTTTACGGCATACGCGAGCGGATGAAATCAATCAAGGAATCGATATACTCAGGCATTGAGGGCAGAATTAAAAAGCTTGGAATGGCCGGTTTTAGATGCGTTGAGTCGAGAGGTGAGATAAGGCAAAGGAACGGAGGCCGGTTTGCCTTCGGCGGCATGCAAAACATGATCGACTTCAAGGGATCGTTTGAGTTTAAATACTTCGTCATGGAAGAGGCAGCTAGAACCAAACGGCAAACTATTGACGTGCTTGGCCCAACTCTGCGCGATGTAGAGGGCGCCGAACTTTGGTATATATGGAATCCAGAATCAATCACTGACCCTATGAGCGTTGAGTTTATAAACCCGTATCAGGCTGATATTGATCGCGACGGCTTCTATGAAGATGAATACCACCTAATAATCAAAACGACATACAGAGATAACCCATGGTTTATGCATGATGAATCTCTTCGCATTGAGCTTGAGAAAGATAAGGCCAAGGTGAAAGCAAAGCGCATGAGTAAGACGCGCTTCAATTGGATTTGGGAGGGCGGGTTTAATGATGACATCGAGAATGGCGTGATTAAGGAAGAATGGTTTGAGGCTTGCATTGATGCGCACAAGAAGCTTAATTTTGAGCCAACTGGTGGCATTGTGTTCTCGTTTGATCCTGCTGACGTTGGTTCAGATCCGCACGGGTATGCGGTAAGGCATGGTAATGTATTTATAGATGCTGGCGAGATAGAAGCTGAGAACGGAAACAGGGCTTGCGACATATCTTGTGGCATGGCCCGACAGTTTGGCGCAGATTATTACCGGTGGGATTGTGACGGTCTTGGTGCAACGCTTAGAGATAACGTAGCCAAAGCATTCGACGAAACAAAGGTTGATCAGCTTGTGTTTAAGGGCTCGCGCTCGCCAGAGTTTCCAGAGTCGTACTTTGGTGAGTCTTCAGAGTATTACAGCAATATCAAGGATAAGGTTAAGAATAAGGATGCATTCAGGAATATGCGTGCGCAGGGCTACATTAATCTTGCTGTCAAGATGCGTAAAACATGGGAGGCTGTGGCGAACGGAGTTTATACAGATCCTAATGACCTAATATCATTTAGCTCTGAAATAACAATGCTATCAAAGCTTAAAGCCGAGCTGTGCCGGCTGCCACAAAAGCCGGTCACCAACGGTGGTCACATCGAGCTTTACACAAAGCAGGAAATGCGCAAAGGTATACTAATGCCGAATGGCGACCGAATAGTGATCCCGTCGCCCAACATTGCCGATAGTGTTATGATGGCTGTATTTAGAACCGCCCCTATTTCAATCGATTGGGGAGAGTTAAGCATCCCTACGGAGCACATCGCGTGAAAGAAGACACTTTAGAGTTTCAGGCATATCAACAGCTTTTAGCATCCGCAACAAACTACGTCGATCAGCTTAATGTCGAGAACGAGCTTAATATTGATTATTACTTGCGAAACCCGATGGGTAACGAGGTTGCTAACGAGTCGCACGCGGTAAGCTCTGACTGCTTTGACGTTGTTGAAAGCGACATGCCTGGGTTGGTGCGGTCGCTGCTAGGCGGGGCTAACATCATGGAGTTTAAGTCTGATAACCCAGATGATGAAGGCAAGATCCTTGAAGCGCAGCAAAAGACCAAATTGGTCAACAAGCTTATACTCGGCCAAGAGTGGAGTTATAAGGTTTTAGTTGACTGGCTTAGGGCTGCCGAAATATACAATTTCGCGGCCGTGACGTATTACGCTGAGGATTCGGAGGAACGGGAAATACTGAGCTACGAAGGCATAACGAAGATAGAGCTTGATGCTATCGTTGGCAGCTTTGAAGCGTCTGATAACATATCGCGTGTAGAGATAATGGGTGATGATGACGATGAAGACACTTTTGACATTGATGTGCATATCTATCGAGAGGTTAGAAATTATCGCATTCAGTATATTCATCCTGACGATTTTCTTATTAGCAATGGCGGCCCGACTATCGATGACTGCGATTTTGTTGGCCATCGGTCGCGCGTAACAAAAGGCTATCTAATTTCTATCGGCATTACCAAAAAAGTCGTCGAGGGATTAACATCAAGCGAGGGTGATAGCTTCTCACAGCAACAGTCGAATTCCGGCAGGAATATTCAAGATAAGCAGCTTGACGCCGTTAACGGTGACGACCAATTAAATGTAACACCACTTTGGTATATGGAAGAGGTTGAACTTGTAACTGCATGCGTAAAGTTTGCCACAAAGTCTGGCCATCTTCAGCGCCGCCGCATTATGTCGGTTGGCAATACGATTATTGAAGATGAGCCCTTCGATCATGTAAATTACGCGGTGTTGTCTTCGTACCCGATGCCAGGGCAAGTAATCGGCCTAAGTCGCGTCGGTGTTACTCGCGAGAATCAGCGGCAGAAAACCCTAGTTGTGCGCGGCATGTATAACAACATTGCTTCGGTGAATAAGCCGATGACTGCTATCAATATCAACAAAGAGCTTGGCACTGTAAACGCTGACGATATGCTTAACCGAAGGGTTAATGGCATTGTTCGTGTCAATGGCTCGCCCATGCAATCCATTATGCCGCAGGTCACGCCGTCAATATCTGCCGAATCGGTAAGTCTGATTCAATAAATGGACTTTACTCGCGCGCAGAGTACGGGCGCAACGATGGCCTCGCAGGGGTTGAATCGTGACGATATATACAAGGAGACTGCAGCTAGGTTTAACGGTGTCAGCGATGAAGGTGCGGCCAAGCTTGAGCTGGTTGCTAGAAACTACGTCGAGACCGGTATTAGAAAGCTATATTCAGGTATGGAATGGACTGTGCGCCACTATCAGGACTCATTACTTGAGGAGACCATTCTTGGCGAGCAGATAGCGTACAACCCTAGCGACTGGAGGTATAAATCAAGATTAGGATCTAACGTTGGGCTTGGATCTGGTGATACTGACGAGCTGATTTCAAACCTTGGAGTAATCTTTCAGACGCAGAAAGAGCTTAAGGCAGCCGGCTCTTTAATCGTTGATGACGCAAAGATATACAACACGCTGACAAAGATACTGTCTTCGATGAATGTGCATGACAACCCCTCTTACTTCAACAACCCCGAGATACCGGCGGCAACATCACAAGCGCAGGTCGAGCAGCTTACGCAGTTGGTCGCGCAACTTCAGGGCCAAGTAGAGCAAGGTTCTATTGCTCAGGCGTCAAAGGATATTGAAGCAACGCGGGCAGAAACTAAGCTAATAGAGGCGCAGGCCAGAGAGATAGGCAACGCGGCCAAGCTTAAGGAGGCTCAGCGACAATTTGATGCCGAGCTTGTATTCAAGAGTCAGCAGCATCGAGAGGATTACGTTAAAGACTTGACTGAACTTCAATTGAAATATGGTACCGACGTGCCAGGGGATCTAATCGATGGATAATAACGCACTTGCGTCCGATGTAGCGATGGGGGAGGAGGCCTTGGCCTTACTCAGTAATCCGTTGATAAAGCAATACTTTAATTTTAGACGGGCCCAGCTGTTTGATTCCTTTAGGGCCACGCCTCAAAAAGGTGGCGATTACGACCGAAAGGAAATACATCGCACGTTAAAAGAGGTTGACATGTTTGAGCAGCATTTGCTACAGACAATAGAAACGGGTAAAATGTCAGAGGGCGCTATCAAGAATAGTATATTGATAGCTAAAACAAACGATTTGCACAAACGGTAATATTTTATGGCCTTAGATGAAAGCTTGTTTTTCTCGGAAGATTCCAGCGGAACACCCGAAGAGATCGACGAAGATTCAGCCACGGAAGAAGTGGAAGAGGAGGTTGGTGCCGAGGGTGAAGACCCTGAAGAAACCGCAGAAGAAGACGAAGAGGATGAGGGTGAAGGAGAGGAACTTGAGGTCGTTGAGATAGACGGCAAAGAAGTTACCCTTGATAGCATCCGTAAGGCTCTTAGTTCTGAGTTCCGCGAGCAAGACTACACCAAAAAAACAACGGCGCTTGCAGATCAACGCAAAGCCTTAGAAGCTAAAGACTCAAAGCTTGACGAGGCGCTTAACTTGCTTGCCTCTGCCGAAGATGAGTTTAAATTATTAGCTATTGGTGATCTTGATGAGATTGATTTAGATCAGCTTAAGAGGGACGACTACAGCGAGTATTTGCGCGTCAAAGAAGAGCGTGAGGCAAGAGCTGGGAAAGTTGACGCTATAAAAGCAAAGGCTATGGAGGTTCGTAATGAGCACCTAGCTGAGCAGCGTGCACAACTGGATGAGTTATTAGGCTGGAATGATCAGGCAAAAAAGGACAGCGATATTAAGTTGTACCAGAAGTTTGCAGAAGATAGTGGCTTCACTGAAGCAGATGCGCGCAATCTAACTTCCGCAAAAGTCATGGCTGCAATTGTTGAGCTGGCCCGATTGAAGCAGGCACCTAAAACCGCTGAGTCCAAGCGTAAAAAGGTGAAGGTTTTCAAGTCATCAAAATCAACTGCCAAGGCCAAAAGCCAAGGCGACACAATAGAAGATTTATTCTTTAGTTAATAGGAAGTAAATAACATGGCTATAGTAGGTACAAGTTACTTAACGCTAGCGGATCGCGCACAGCGATTAACCGGCGATGCAAAGAAGCGAGCAATTACCGTTGCTGAACTTTTATCTGAAACAAACGACATCTTGTCGGACATGCCTTATGTTGATGCAAACAAAGGTACAACCCACGAAATCGGTATGCGCGTTGGGCTTAACCCGACATACTGGGCGCAAATGAACAAAGGCACGCCCTCTGGTAAGTCTGCTATCGTAACTCAAAAAGAAGGCACGGCAATCCTTGAGTCTCTTGGGCTTACTGATACGCGCATGCCTGATGTACAGCAGCTTCGTGGCACTGAAATGATGAGCGCTATGTCATCGCTGTCAAACGATTACACAACTGAATTGTTTTATGGCACTGCAGCCGATCCGGAAGGCTTGGTTGGTTTATCCACTCGCTACGGCGACACTACCGCTGGCAATGGTCAGAACGTACTGCTAGGTGGCGGCGCTGGTGCTGACAATACCTCAATCTGGCTTATCGGCATGGGTCGTCGCGCGGTGTACGGCGTATTGCCTACAGGCTATGGCTCAGGCGTGAAGCATAAAGATCAGGGTATTCATCCGACTCTTGATTCTGATGGAAA